ACCAACGGGCCGTTCGGGTACTTGGTTCCAACACCGATTATCATTGGTGGTGGTAGGTCTGTCAGAACCGTGCAAACCGTGGAAACGGAGCGCATTTGGTTCGTCGGCAGATTCAGGTACTTCGTGCCTAATATTGGCACGCTTGAGTGGCGTAAGCGGGCGATCCGCGCGCTATATGGTGGGAATTTAACCCCATCCCTAGCGTGGGAGATCCTCCCGTGGTCTTGGCTGCTCGACTGGTTCTCGAACATCGGGGACGTGCTTTCAAACATGTCCCAGAATGCAGTCGACAACACTGTGGCGGACTATGCATACGTGATGCGCGAACTATCGTCGAAGACTTTGACGACGGTTCAAACATCCTGGGGTGGACGGTCGGGTTCTCCGGCCACTTACCCCGCAGGCTCGGCCATCGCTACTCTTTTGGAGGAGCGGGTAACCAAGTCTCGCATGGCAGCTACGCCTTACGGCTTTGGATTGACGTTGGATGGCATCTCAGGCTATCAAGCTTCGATCCTTGCTGCCCTTGGCGTGAGCCAGGGGCGGTTCCGCGTATAGCGGACCCCCAATGGGGCAACAAGAACAAGAAACCAAATAACACGAGTGTATCCATGGCCTTTTCTGACCCGCAATCGATCACCGTCAACGCCGTGGCTCAGTCCCTTGCGAGGGGCCCGAACCGCGACGCAACTACGTCGACCTATAATAAGGACGACGGTAGCTACACGCTTCTGATCGGCAATCAGCTCCGTTCCACCCGGAACCGTTTCACGGTCCGTGTGGATCACACGAAGCTGACGACCGACCCGTTCGTGTCGGCCAATAACATCAGGGTTTCCAGCTCCGTCTATCTGGTGCTGGATGTTCCCATTCTCGGCTATACCAATGCTGAGATCAAGGACATCGCCCTGGGCCTGACCGGCTGGTCCAATTCCACTAACCTGTTGAAGGTTCTTGGCAAGGAGATCTAACCGGCGGCTTTTAGTTGGTTGAGAGGGAAACCTCTCGATCAACGACTATGACGGTCGTCGATGTGGAGATGAGCTGGCACAGGATTAGGCACCTCACTAATAGGAGGGACTATGAAAAGCCTGCTTGGACTCACCGTGACGCTGGTGCGAGAATGCGCCAGTCAATGCTCTGTCGACCCCACGCGCGATATTCAAACGTTGCGCGAACGCGTCAGTTCGGAAGGTGACTCGTTTCTCACGATTACCCTTCCCTCCTTTTGTCAAAGCTTCGAAAGAAGCCTAGACAGCAGGTGCATCGATCAAAGTGCTTTTCCTGGTTTTGCCAGGCAGGGACACTCAGGGCCCCCCCGATTCCTCGGAGGTTTCCTATCGATGGTTTTTGACGCAGCTGGGAAGCTGCGAACTGACTTAGTCTCGGACGTTATCTACCTTGTAAGGCAAATATGCCTGCTCCACAAAAAGTCGTGGGCGATCGCCAATGAAAGGCGGCAAACCGCGGCAATCCGAGGTTATATCAGTGCTGAAGCAGAAATCACCGAGTCGTTCGATGATCCTGATGGCTATTTCCGCAAAGTTGCGGGGGTGGTTGTTAGCGATCTCCTTTCGTTTGACCCATATGGGTTCAGGCCTGAGGAAGTAGTCGGCCGGCACGGACCAGGAGCTACTGTAGAAAAGTACACTTCAAACCAGAAGTGGACTTTTGGCTCTTGGCATGATCGTCTGGAACAGGTGTTCGCCTATTCAGACCACTGCGTCCTTAACAGCGGTCATATGCTTGAGGATGAAGTGCAAAATCGTGTGACTTTCTTGCCCGAAAACGAGGAACGCCCGGTTAGGGTGGTCTTTGTTCCCAAGACAATGAAGACACCACGAGTGATCGCGATTGAGCCCGCTGCCATGCAGTGGACTCAGCAGGCTTTGTTGAACTATCTTGTTCCTCTCATCGAGGGCAGGCGAGTTCCACGGAACCGGCAGACTCCGATCACGGCTGGGCGGATTAACTTCTCCGACCAGTCGATAAATCAGAAACTAGCGGTTGAATCCTCCAAAGACCAGCGCTTAGCAACGCTGGACATGAAAGAGGCCTCCGATAGGGTGTCGCTTGCACACGCGAGAGCGGTGTTTGCTGTTTCTCCTAAGTTGTGGGAAGCGGTCGACGCTTGTAGATCGCGACGAGCCGAACTTCCAGATGGGACTACAGTCTCGTTGAAGAAGTTTTCGTCTATGGGATCAGCTATGTGCTTCCCTACCGAGGCTTTGGCATTCTTTATCGCCATTGTCGCAAGTAGGTTGCGCAGACGTGGCTTACCCGTTACCTACGCGAGGGTACGTCAGTACTCACGCAGGGTTTACGTCTACGGAGATGATATCATTGTCCCCGCGGACGAGGCAGAAACGATCAGCCTAGACCTTAACTCATTCGGGTTCAAGGTTAACACCCACAAATCTTTTTGGAACGGTAAGTTCCGAGAGAGCTGTGGGGTGGACGCATATGACGGAACGGATGTTACTCCGGTCTATTGTCGTTTTGCGCCCCCTGATCGAACCAAGGCAGAAGCCGTCGTTAGTTGGGTTGCCATGGCCAACGGTTTTTACAACCGTGGGCTCTGGCGCACCGCAAGTGCAATCAGAAAGCATGTCGAACAGCAGCTCGGCGCGCTTCCTGTAACACCTACTGATAACGGAGGTTTACGTTGGACCACTGTTCTAAAACAGTCCAGCGTAGGACGTTGGAACGGACGATTGCACCGTTTCGAGGTACGTTCATTCGTGCCCAGTCCGGCTCGCAGACCCGACCAATTGGACGGATATGCAGCTCTCCACAAGTGTTTAGCGAAGATGGAGTCGAGGTCTAGTTCCATACTAGACATCGAATCCCCTGACCGAACGCACTTGGCTGACTCG